ATGCATTTGATCAGCATAGTTGTCTTTTACCGCCAGGGTTGGCAACCTGGTGAAAAAGTTGGTATAATGGTGTAACGACCAACAGCCCTTAGGGTTGCCCTACAGCCCTAAGAAAAGCGATTTGTCTATGACGTCGCAGCCATTTTGAGAATAAATTTGCTTATAGCGTTTATTTTCCAGTGGTTAACCGTTGCTTACAGCCGGTGTAGGGACCGTTAGGTGAGGGTTTCTTTACAATCCCTCCAAATTTTCCACACCACGCCCAAATCAGGGTATCACCTGTTTTGATCAGACGAACTGTATGGGTTGGTGGCCGTACAAGCCTTACCACAGGTTAAAGTGGCAGTTGGACTACTGTTTAGTCCAAAAACACACACAACGGAGTTCTATTTAGGACTACTAATCAAACCGCCGTGTTTCGCAGCCCGGGACAGTAGGGTTAGATTTCCAGAGAACCTGGTGCGCTAGTTGCAATGAGTGTAGCAGTTAGCAAAGAAAAGCACTTGCTATTAACACATCCACAATTTCCTGTCCAAGAAGGGTTGCTGTTACCAACTTGGATTTGACTGATTTAGATCAGGAAAAACAGTTTCAAGAGAACTTGAAAATTATGGGAGATTTTCTCAAATTTTTCAGTTCTAGTTGTGTTCAGGATAATTGTCAACTATTAACTAAGGATTTAAGTGTTCAAAGTGGTTTAACTGACTTTATTAGGAACGTTGCACAAGTGCCCGAAGCCATTAACAATATTGGTGGAGGCGTCAAGATAGGTGTTGACGAACGTACCAATGAGTTAGTTGAATCATTCGTTGATACATTTAAGGGTTTGAAGCAAGAGGGTATTAGCGTTGGTGTTAACGAAGGAGTGGCAGCCTCGTTGAATACCATTGTTAACCTTCTTTCAAAAATTGCTTCCGAGGGTGGTAGTTTCAAGAGTTCTTTGAGCAAGCTTGAAGCTGCTTTTGATAAGGTTGTGGATGGGGAACCAATTCCAATTAAGACAAATTTAAATGTGAAGTTTGAAAACAGTTTTATGGACTTTGCGTTTAGTTTTCTTAATGTTATTTTTGACAATAAGTGGCTTATTGCCACTTTTTTGTCTTTTATATTTGTGTATCACAAGTTTTTTAGTGACAACAAATTGAGAGAGGAATTGCAGGTTCAGGGCGGACAAGATATTATCATTTCAATAGGTACTTCTATTGTTGAGATATTTTTGTCTGTACTTGGTATCACTATTGACGTGAGTGAGATTCTGTATTCCGTGACTAAGAAGGTTCGCAGGTTCGTGAGAGCTGGCGAAACTTTGAAAAATTTTTTTAACCTTGGTTTGTCTATCGTGAATGCCGTTTTGGAATACTTTAACTATAATCCAATTAAGTGGGCTTACAAGACCCATGATGAAGATTTAGCTGAAGCTGTTCAATTGATGAGTGATCTTTATTCAGAATTTTATTCTGATAATAGGAAGATAGATCAAGATTTTAAATTAAGATTGCGTGAATTGGAATATATGGTTAAAGCCCTTGAAAGGAGAAATTTTATGTCTAAGAGCAAATCTGATATTGAGCATTTGCGTAATTTGAAGATTGATCTTAGACGTATGCAGGTTACTATTTCAAAATTTTATGGAAACGCTGAAGATACCAGAGCTGAACCTTTGGGTATAGTTTTGGTTGGTCTTCCAGGTTGTGGTAAGTCTGCAGCTGTTCGACAATTAGCAAAGGATTTTGCCACTACCAAGTTTAAAACCGATTTTAGTGAAAACCAGATCATTTTTAACCGGTGCGTTGAAAACAAATTTTGGGATGGTTATACTGGCCAGCCAGTCTGTTTATATGATGATCTTGGTCAACAGAAACCTGCTTTTTCTGATTCTTGTGGTTTTCAAGAAAGCATTAGGACGATTAATACAAATAATTTCCATTTACATATGTCTGATATTCCAGACAAAGGGAATACTTATTTTAAAAGTTCTATTGTTGTTGCTACTTCAAATCTCAGGCAATGGAATCGCATCGAGACTGTTCGTCAACCGAAGGCTGTGTGTCGTCGGTTTAAGATGGCCTATTGGACGGTTCCAAAGCCTGAGGTTTGTGAGTATTACAACAGTGTTGAAGACCATAAAATTTCGCCAGTCAAGCTTGAAGCTTACCTTGAAGATTTAAACAAGTTTAAACCAGGTAGTGTTTTAGGGACTAATGGCGTTTATTTTGATAACAAGTTCACCCATTTGGATTTTTATAAAATTGATCTTTTTAGTGGTGAAATTGATGATTCAAATCGTTATTCATATGTTGATCTTCTCGAGGAGGCTTTGAATCTGGATGCTCGAAATGATAATTATGCGAAGTCGTTGCGTCGTAATGATAGTAAGATTCTCAAAGAAAACCCATGGATTTGTGGATACAATAATTGTGATGACTTAAGTCCTGACACCTTACAAAACCTTGTTGAGTTGGCCGTGATGTGCCACAATTCAATTTTGACTGAATTAGTGGAATCTGGCAAATTACAACTTAAGATTTTAGGTCAAGCATTTCCAGGAGAAAATTCTTTGTTAGAGTTTATTCAAGAACAATTAGTTTCGTTATTGAATACGGAACAGACTTCGTTTGACATTGAAAGCATTAAAGATATTGATAGTGAAGTTCAAGCCAGTGTTGAGGACACTTTTGATGTTGTAGTTGTTCACATTGAGAATTTCCTCAAGACTGAAATTAACAGAATATTTGCTATTGATTACAAAGCTCGTCCATTGAAAATTTCAACTATTTTTAGTGATTTGTGGATCCAATTTAAACGTTTTTCTGTCAAATATTTGCCGTTGTTGGCAATTGCAGGTGGTATTGCTAAGCTTGTTGAGTGGTTCAGTCGTGAAAGTGTTGAAACCCAAGGGTCTACATTCAGTGTTGCAAGTAATATGGATCAAACGTGTAGAGATATGATTGACAAGTATGTAAGCAGCAATGTTTATTTACTTGAATGTCATTCTGATAAGCACAATAAGAAGGTGCGATTGGGTTATGTCACATTCGTAGGCAAGAAGAATTTTTATTGCCCACGTCATTTCCATGCTCACATGATGGATTGGCACAATAAATATGATGACGTTGTAGTATCTTTGATTGGTTTTAATCAAAATTTCACGTACACACTTCCACAATTTTTATCATTTTTTAGGGATGATGTTGATTGGTCTAAGTTTCCCACAGGAACAGCACCATTAGACATTATTTTTGGTGTAGCTATTGACTCGACCATGAAATATCACCCTAATATGGTTTCAAAATTTGTGGACAAACCTCATGCTGATTCCGAGAAGTTGAGAGCAGTTTTGGTTGTTCCAGATTTGATTAATAAAAGGGTTAACATGCATTATTGCGATGCTGTTGCATATATTGAGGATTACAACGTTGTAGCCAAATCAAATTTTGGTGGTTTTGCTACTCCTAATGGTTACCGTTATCGAGTTAAGACCAAAACAGGTGATTGTGGCGCCTTGTTGGTGTTGGTTGACACTAACAGTGGTGCCAAGAGGTTTTTGGGCAATCATGTTGCTGGTAGTGATTCTTGTGGTATATCATTTGGATTGACATCCAAAATGATGCATCATGTTTTAACCACCAGTGTTGCCCATACTGATGTGGATTTTGTGAGCAAGGAAATAACGGTACAGAGCGGCGAGGTGTTTGAAGGTTTCAAGGTGATTGATAAACTGGACAAACCAGTTTTTATTAATACGGAAACGAAGATTTGTCCCAGTCCACTTGTTGAAATATTTGGACCTTCGACGCGTAAACCGGCTCATTTGAAACCATTTGGAGACATTGATCCTATGCAATTTGCTCGAGAACAGTATCTTGGAAATGTTGTGGAATTGGACCAACATATGTTGGATCTAGTTACAATGTCTTGGGTTCATAGAGCATTTCATGATGCTATTTGGGTCCCAGACGATCGAGGTGTTATGGACATATACACTGCTATTCGAGGAATCGAAGGTGACAAGCATTGGAAACCAGTGTCTAGAAAAACATCACCTGGTTATCCTTGGATTTTAAAAACGAGGAAACCTGGCAAACAAGATTTCTTTGGTTCAGGAGACGAGTGGGAATTTGATTCCGACTTGTATAAAGAGCTTGAGAATGAAATTGATTCTCATATTAACAATTTTCTGATCTATCAGAAGAGAGTGGGGCACGTCTATCGTGATTTTTTGAAGGACGAACTACGCCCTATTGAGAAAGCTGATGCCGGTAAAACACGTATGGTATCGGGTGCTCCATTGGATCATTTGATAGAAATGAGAATGTTTTTTGGGAATTTAGCTAGGTTTTTGACAAAGAATAATGTTTCTATTGGCATTGGTATTGGTGCAAATCCTTATAGCCATGATTGGACAAATTTGGTCAAGTATTTGAGAGGTAACACTACTCATTTACTTGCTGGTGATTACAAACACTATGATGGGTCCTTGACCCCTCAGGTGTTGAGTACATTTTTATTAGTAGCCACGATGTTTTACGGTCACGAGGATTACAAGATTCGTGATGGGATCATGCAGGACATTGTAGCTTCTAGGCATGTCTATAGGGATATTGTTTATGAGTTTTATAAGGGTATGCCTTCCGGTAACCCTATGACTGGACTCATAAACAGTGTTGTAAATCAGATTTTGATTCATTACAATATTGCTACACAATGCTTGCCAGGATGTGTGAACGTTCACCAAGCAGTTGATTTGTCTTTGGCAGCTTGTAGAGCCGTGACTTTAGGTGACGACAATATCATTAGTTTGCACTCCTCTTTGAGGGAGTTTATAACTTTTGATTCTATTGTTGCCACGTTTAAAGACATGGGATTTACATATACTGATGAGGTTAAGGGCAATCAATCGCCTGGTTTTAGGGACCTTTATTCTATTTCGTTTTTGAAAAGAGGATTTAGATTTGTTCCAGGTCTTGGAAGGTTCCTCGCACCTTTGTCCATGGACACCATTTTGGATATGCCTCGTTGGACAAAGAAAGGTGATGAGGAAAAAGGTTGGCCTATTTTAGCTTCCAAGTTGCAAACATGTTTGTATGAGCTTGCCTTACATGGTGAAGAAGTTTTCACACAATATGCTTCAAGTTATTTGAAGGGCGCGGTTAAGCTTAATGTTATGTTGAAGGATATTACTTATGATGCATGTCTTTCAAAAGCCCTTAATCTTGAGCAGATGTGGGAATAATTTTCTTAACTTTGTTTGGTATTTAATTTTGGTTTGTTGTTACGCATCGTACAGCTTTGGCATGCTGTGTGATTGATGAGCCTTCTGGACATTTGCCGACTGTTCAGGGATTTTAGGCCTCCGCAGATTTCCGGTAATTTGCGGTAGTATAATCCGGGACCAGCGGACATTAGCTGGTTTAAAAATGTCGAGCGGAGCGCTATTAAGTGCTACTAATCAAACCGCCGTTGTTGGCAGTCCCAACAAATAGGGTTAGATTTCCAGAGAACCTGGTGCGGCCTTGACGATGAGTGTAGTCGAGTGTCCAAAGAATTACCTGCACTTGCTTCAGTAACTAACACACAAATTTCCGCCGTTGGCAGTTCTGCCGCCACGACGGAAATGTATGAGCACAATGCTCTACAAAGGCAGATACCTACGGCTTTGCCATCATTTGATAAGACTATTCTTGATACAGCCAGTACTGGTTATATCCAGAATGTCAAGGATTTTTTGGCAAAACCTATTATAATAAGTAATGGATTGTATAGCACTACTTCTGGATCAACTTTAGTTGATATTAATATTGGCCCTCAGTTGTTTACACAGAGTGTTTGGTGGGATAAGTTGAAGGGTTACAAATTTATCAGAGCTACAGCTGTTATTAGGATAGTGTTAAACATGAGCCCTTTTCAGGCTGGCTCATTGTTAGCACATTTTTCGCCTTGTTGGAATAAGGCCCAGACTCAATATTTGGGCACTGATTTATCATTAATTGGTAGATCCCAACGACCTGGTGCGAGAATTGATTCTTGTAACGGTGAGACCATTTTGAGGTTTCCGTACGTGGCTCCTGAGTTGTATTTTGACCTAACTGACCCTAATATTAATGTACTAGCATCTACTAGAAATTATCATTGGGGTAGGTTTGTGTTAGAGTCCCTCACTGGATTGCGTACTGGTGCTTCTTCAGATACAACGGCTGACGTCAAGATATATTTATCTTGGGAAGATGTCGATTTGCAGGCACCTACATATGTAGTTCAATCTGGTAATGTGCAGGATAAAGAAGTGGAAGCGGC